AATCTATTATTTTAAATATTTTACCAAATGTAGGTACTTTATAATGTTTATCATTATATTTATAATATAAATAACGTTTTTCTGTTTTTATATACATTATATTATTTGTATTTAAATCATTATGAGTAAGATTAAATAAATTTTGATATGTAATTAACATCATTAAAATTTGTATTATAGCACAAGTTAATTCTTCATCACTTAATTCATCATTTGCCAATAAATCATCAAATGTATTTTCACAACATTCTAAAGATATTATTTGAACAGGAAATTTTTTTAAAGATACCATTATATCATCTGCTTCAGAACTACTTGATCTATTTGATGAATTTGATGACATATCAGAGTTGCTATCTTCTCTATTATCAGATTTTTCTGTATTAGAAGATCTAGATGATACTTCTGAGTCACTGGATTTATTAGATTTATTAGATTTATTAGATTTACTATTTTTTACATTATTATTATATAATAAATTAGTATCATCAATATCAATAACTGTATTAGATTCATTTTCTAAACAAATTAAATTTTCTAAATTTAAAATAGATAAATCTTCTACATCATTACCTAAAGTAATAATTTTTTTGTTATTTCTAGATTGATCATTAAAAATTTCTTCATGATCACTATTAATAAATCTATATAAATGTTTATTTTTATGAAAATGGTCACTATTTGCTAACATATCAAGATCATCACCAATATCGATATGATATTCATTTTTTATTCCTAAAAATGAGCCATAGAAATCTAATCCATGTATAAAATCTTTGCGATTTAATAATTGACTAGTTAAATATGTAAAAAAACTATCTACATAAGCTAAATTATTTGGATCACATACTTTATCATAACAATTATTGTTTTCAAGTTGTGGAAGAATAAAAATTTTGTTATCACTCATGTCATATTTACCAGCTAAATATTTATAAGGATCTAATAATGGAGAAAATTTAAAAAATACATCTCTATGAATATTATTATCTTCTTCGGTTTTAAGAATACCTTTATAACGATTTTCACTAATCTTTTCACTAATTGAAAATAGAGTATTTTGATTGTTTAAATTTATATTATTATAGTTACTAATATTTAGTTTAAAAAACTTGTTATATAATGGAATATAATTTTGACATGATTCCATATTTAATAAGTCAGGATCCTTAAAATTCTCAAATAATTGAGAATTATTTATCTTTTTGTAAGTAATATCCATTTAGCTAAATAAAATAATATATTCTATCTATTTAAACTAAAATCGCGTAATTATTAATATATTTATTTTCTTAAAACTTAATAAATGACTTTACAATTAAAGAAATTTGATATGAAAAATATAAGTTTTAAACCGGATGAAAATAAAGGGCCTGTTGTAGTATTAATTGGTCGTCGTGATACTGGTAAATCTTTTTTAGTAAGAGATCTTTTATATTATCATCAAGATATACCAATTGGTACAGTTATATCAGGAACTGAAGCAGGAAATGGATTTTATAGTTCACATGTTCCTAAATTATTTATTCATGATGAATATAATGTAGTTATTATTGAAAATATATTAAAAAGACAAAAAACTGTTCTTAAACAAATAAAAAAAGATATAGAAAATTATAAAAAATCTAATATAGATCCAAGAGCATTTGTTATATTAGATGATTGCCTTTTTGATGATAGATGGACTAGAGATAAAATGATGCGTCTACTTTTTATGAATGGACGGCATTGGAAGATAATGCTTATTATTACTATGCAATATCCATTGGGTATTCCTCCTACTTTAAGAACAAATATAGATTATGTTTTTATTCTTCGTGAACCATATATTGCTAATAGAAAACGTATATATGAAAATTATGCAGGTATGTTTCCAACTTTTGAATCTTTTTGTCAAGTAATGGATCAATGTACTGAAAATTTTGAATGTCTAGTTATTAATAATAATGTAAAATCTAATAAGTTACATGAACAAATTTTTTGGTATAAGGCAGAGTCTCATAAAGATTTTAAATTAGGTTCAAGAGAATTTTGGGAAATATCAAAAAATATAAATTCTGATGATGAGGATGAAGTATATGACCCAAATAAAGGTGCAAAACGACAAGGACAAAAAATTAATGTTAAAAAGAACCGATGGTAATTACAAATTTACCATTTACATAACAATAGGTTTTCTTTAAGAATATCAAAGAAATATTTCCAATTTAAATATAATCTATTTTGGATTTGACAACTACTTAGTAGAGAGTCTTTTTCAAATCCAAATATTTTTTCTAATCTATTAATATTTTTATATAATTTTAATAGATCTATATTGTTTTCAATATTATATGTTTCATTATTTCGTATAGTATCACACAATATATAATTATTTTTTATAATTTCTAACATTTCTAATCCACCATATTTATTTACTATAGTTTTATCTATTTTATTTATTACTTGTTCATTAAATTTTTCAATAATAAATTGTTTATTTGATACCAAACTATTTCTTAAAGCAAATAAATCATACAAAGATTTTTGATTAAGATTATATTCGTGTAATACAAGCATACTTGTATTGTAATATGTATAATAAGCCTTCATTAAAAATAAAAAATAATTAATTAAATATTCAATTTTATATATAATTAATTACTTAAAATTGAATACTAACATTAAAATTCTTAATAGTACATTTATTACTATTACATAGAGTTACATTATATTTATGAGAATCATTTTGTCTAGTTCTATATTTAATAGTATTAATAAATGTCTGAATACTCTTTTTTGATGGAGCTTTGAAACCAAACTGATTAAATAGATTCATAAATACTACATTCCAAAATGCTAAGGGATAATCAATATATTTTTCAATATTAAATTCAATAAAAGTTTTTTCATCAATTAGATTAATTTTAATTTTTTCAATAAATGGTCTAATAATCTCTTTTTCAACAAGACTATTCCATTGATCTGCCTGTTCACTAATACAAAGGAGGTTTTCTTTTACATTTTGTGTAAATGCATCTTCAATTGCCGGACTAATAATATCTCTATATTTACCTCTTACAGACCATTTTGGTGTTGTATCTAGAAAGTATGGAATTTTATACCTATGAGCAAACTCATAAATTACTGTTTTATAGTAATTAATCATTGGACGACCAATATTAATGTCTGAAATTGTAGTGCGCTCTCTGATCACTGCTAAGTTTAAATAATTACGTCCTCGACAAATATTTGCAAATACATTTTCAATAATATCATCTTTATGATGAGCTAATAAGACATAATCAATATTTTCTTTTGTAATAATCTCTTTGTAAAAATCTAATCGCATATTTTTTGTAATTAGTTCATACTCACTTCGTTTTGTAGTAGATCTTTTAATATCATTAATATTTTTAATATATAGTTTGATATTATTATATAGACACCACTCTTCTAAAAATTCTTGTTCTATTGTTGTTTCGGAACGATTATTATAATTAATATGTCCTGCAACAATATCAAAATCTAACCAGTGTAAAATAGTAATTAATACCATTGAATCCACTCCACCAGATAATGAAACTAATACTTTTTTATTATCTAGTTGTTTGCAAAATTCTGAAATTGTCTTCATAATCTCTTCATCCATAATATTTTGCTCTTGAATCTTTAATTGTACATTAGGTACATACTCTAAAATATTTTTATATTTATCAAAATCTATATTATATAATTTATCATCATAAATTAAATTATATAATTTTGTTTTCATAAATTCATACGCTGTGTTCATTTTATATTATTATTTTATACATAATATTTTTCAATTTTTTAAAACATTCCTTTACCAGTTAGTAGTTCACTACCAATAATATGCGCACACGTTAGCATTGCAAGTCGACCATGACTCAGCTCATTATTATATAGAGTATTAGATACATTATCTTTGTCATAAGAAAAAAGATTACCAGGCTGATAATCATCTTTAAGTGTAAAAGCTTTAGCTCCCTCTGCAAATGGATTTTCCCAACCAGTAGACATGCGAACACACTCATAAAGTAGCATACTAGTCCAGAATGGCGACTGCATCATA